GCGTTCATGCTGCCGGATTCCCGTTATGATGAAGAAAAAGCTGACCGTGCCGTCGCTTTCATCGAGCATCTCTGTCATACCAAAGGAAAATGGGCCGGGAAGCCTTTTCTCTTATTGCCCTGGCAGGAACAGATTGTGCGTGACCTGTTCGGCATCGTCAAGGAAAACGGGAAGCGGCAGTTTCTGACGGCCTATATAGAGATTCCAAAGAAGAACGGGAAAAGCGAGCTGGCTGCAGCCATCGCCCTGTACCTTCTTTATGCCGATAACGAGCCGAGTGCCGAAGTGTACGGTGCGGCCTGTGACCGCAACCAGGCATCCATCGTCTTTGATGTGGCACGGCAGATGGTTGAGATGAGTCCGGCCCTGATGCGCCGTTCCAAGATACGGTCGGCCGGGAAGCGCATCATCAACTACCGCAACGCCGGGTTCTACCAGGTGCTGTCGGCAGAAACAGGGACCAAGCACGGGCTCAACGTGTCCGGCCTGGTCTTTGATGAAATCCACGCCCAGCCGAACCGGAAGCTCTACGATGTCCTGACCAAAGGCTCGGGTGATGCAAGGGAGCAGCCGCTCTTTTTCATCATCACCACGGCGGGCAATGACAAGAACAGCATCTGCTACGAACTGCATACCAAGGCCCTGGACCTGATGGCGGGCCGGAAGAAGGATGCCACCTTTTACCCTGTGGTCTATGGGCTGGAACATGAGGAAGACTGGACGGATGAAGCGAACTGGTACAAGGCGAACCCGTCCCTGGGCCATACCATACAGATTGACCGCGTCCGGGAAGCCTATCGGAATGCCGTCGAAAATCCGGCGGAAGAGAACGTGTTCAAGCAGCTCCGGCTCAATATCTGGACTTCGGCCAGCATCCGCTGGATACCGGAACAGGTCTACGACAAGGGGAGCCTTCCCATTGACCTGGATTCCCTGCGGGGACGGATGTGCTACGGCGGGCTGGACTTGTCCAGCACATCGGATATCACGGCCCTGGTACTGGCTTTCCCGCCACGGAGCGATGATGAGAAATACATCCTGCTGCCTTTCTTCTGGCTACCGGAAGACACGCTGGAACTGCGGTGCCGCCGGGACCATGTCCTCTACGACGTCTGGCAGAAGCAGGGCTTCATCCAGACGACGGAAGGGAACGTCATCCATTACGGCTTCATCGAGAAGTTCATCGAACGCCTGGGGGAAACGTACCACATACGGGAAATCGCCTATGACAGGTGGAACGCCACCCAGATGGTGCAGAACCTGGAAGATATGGGCTTCACCATGGTACCGTTCGGCCAGGGGTTCAAGGATATGTCGCCACCGTCGAAGGAGCTGTTCAAGCTCCTGATGGAAGGGAACATCATCCATGGCGGCAATCCCGTCCTCAGATGGATGGCCGGCAACGTGGTCATGCGGCAGGACCCGGCGGGGAATATCAAGCCGGACAAAGAAAAATCCGTCGAAAAGATCGACGGAATCGTGGCGTCCATCATGGCACTGGACCGCTGCATCCGCAACGGGACTGGTAGCGGCAGTGTCTATGATGAACGGGGCGTTATTGCATTTTGATTAACGTAAATAATCTATGCAGATTTTAAGAATATAGGCTCCCCAGCTATTAGGATATACACGATTGGTATGACCGGATGAATTGGGCTTTTGCATTGTAGAGGTTTGATATCGCCATTCATCAGATAGCCTGTCAAAATTCCAGAACACTACTTTTTGGACAGAACCATCTTTTACTTGTTTTACAGCACAAGTTATTTTTGAATAGTCGCTGTTCCATTGAATTGATTCACTGACAACATAGGCTTGGTAGTTACCATCCTGAGGAGTGGCAGTATATGCCCAGATGTCAGTGGCTTCGGCAGATTGTGGGAAAAGCCAAAGTGAAAAGCAAAAGATAAAACATACGGCAAGATAAGATAGATATTTTTTCATTGGGCATCATTCCTTTCGTAATTTGAAAATATCATAAATTTGTCGATAGAGCAATAGGAGGTTTCCATGCACATCCCTTTTTTATCCAGCCTGTTCCGTACCCGGGACAAGCCGCAGAACTATTATATCGGCACGGATTTCCGTTATCTGTTCGGCCCTTCTGCCAGTGGCAAGACGGTGAACGAGTTCACGGCCATGCAGACGACCGCAGTGTATGCCTGCGTCCGCATCCTGGCGGAAACCCTGGCAGCCCTGCCGCTACAGCTGTACCGTTACACGCCTGGCGGCAAGGAGCGGGTCTATGACCATCCGCTGTACCATCTGCTGCATGATGAGCCGAATCCGGAGATGACCTCGTTCATCTTCCGGGAAACGCTCATGAGCCATCTGCTCATTTGGGGCAATGCCTACGCCCAGATCATCCGTGACCGCCTGGGACGGGTGCAGGGACTCTATCCGCTGCGGCCAGACAAGATGACCGTCTGCCGGGATGACCGGGGAAAGATTTTCTATCTGTACACCAAGACGAGTGATGAGAATCCGAACATCAAGCCGTACGGGCAGGTGGCACTCCAGAAGGAAGAAGTGCTGCATGTCCCCGGCCTCGGCTTTGACGGCCTGGTCGGCTATTCGCCTATTGCCATGGCCCGCAACGCCGTGGGCATGACCATGGCCTGCGAGGAATACGGTGCGTCCTTCTTTGCCAACGGGGCCAGTCCCAGCGGGGTGCTGGAACATCCCGGCGTTCTGAAGGACCCGGCCAAAGTAAGGGATTCATGGAATGCCGTCTACCGGGGAACGGGCAATGCCCACAAGGTAGCGGTGCTGGAAGAAGGCATGAAGTACCAGCAGATTGGCATTCCGCCGGAAGAAGCACAGTTCCTGGAAACGCGGAAGTTCCAGCTCGATGAGATTGCCCGGCTCTACCGCATACCGCCGCACATGATTGGCGACCTGGAGAAAAGTTCCTTCAATAACATCGAGCAGCAGTCCATGGAATTCGTGAAATACACGTTAGACCCATGGGTCATCCGCTGGGAGCAGGCCATGCAGAAAGCCCTGTTCCTGCCAGAAGAGAAGAAGCAGTATTTCCTGAAGTTCAACGTGAACGGCCTCATGCGCGGCGACTACGAGAGCCGCATGACCGGGTACAGCATCGGCCGGCAGAACGGCTGGCTGTCTGCCAACGATATCCGGGAGATGGAAGACATGAACCCCGTACCCGATGCGGAAGGCGGCAATCTGTACTTGGTGAACGGCAGCATGACCAAGCTCAAGGATGCCGGGGCCTTTGCCCAGAAGGGAGAAACGAATGAAACATAAATTTTGGAAGTGGGTGACCAATGCGGTCCCCGATGCCTTCGGCAGTGAACGGACACTGTACCTGGACGGCCAGATTTCGGACGAGACCTGGTGGGGCGATGAAGTGACGCCGAAAGCGTTCAAAGAAGAACTGAATGCGGGCAGCGGCGATATCACCCTCTGGATCAACAGTCCGGGCGGCGACTGTTTTGCCGCTGCCCAGATCTATAACATGCTCATGGACTATCCCGGGAACGTCACTGTCAAGATTGACGGCCTGGCGGCTTCAGCGGCCTCCGTCATCGCCATGGCCGGGACGAAGGTCTGCATGTCGCCTGTGGCCATCCTGATGATCCACAATCCGGCGACCCTGGCTTATGGGGACAAAGCCGAGATGGAAAAGACCATCGGCATGCTGAGCGAAGTCAAGGAGAGCATCATCAATGCCTATGAAATCAAGAGCGGCCTGGCCCGCACGAAGATTTCGCACATGATGGATGACGAGACCTGGCTCAATGCCCGGAAGGCCGTGGACTTGGGCTTTGCCGATGAAATCCTCTTTGACCAGGAAGACGGAGAACAGCAGCCGGAAGCCATGCTGTACAGTCCGGTCACGGTGACGAATTCCTTTGTACAGAAACTGAAACCAAAGAAAACCTTGCAGAAAGTGCCAGCCGCTTCCTTAGAGAAACGGCTGGCATTGCTCATTCATTGACAGGAGGACAAATACAATGGATACGATTTTAGCACTGCGCGAGAAGCGCAAGAACCTCTGGGATGCGGCGAAAGCCTTCCTGGATACGGCCCGCGATGAGAACGGCATGGTATCGGCAGAAGATGCATCCCGGTATGACAAGATGGAAGCGGATGTGGTGAATCTGGGCAAGGAAATCGACCGCCTGGAACGCCAGCAGCAGCTCGATGCCCAGCTGGCCCAGCCGACATCTTCTCCCATCACGGAACAGCCCGGTGCTGGGAACCAGGCCCCGGAAAAGAAAGGCCGTGCATCTCTGGCTTACCGAAAAGCCTTCTGGGACAGCATCCGCCATAAAAACTTCATCGATGTACAGGACGCCCTGAGCGTGGGCACAGATGCCGATGGCGGCTATCTGGTGCCGGATGAATTCGAGCATCAGCTCATCGACAAGCTCCAGGAAGAGAACTTCTTCCGCGGCCTGGCAACGGTCATCCATACCAGCGGCGACCGCAAGATTCCTGTCGTGACTGGACATGGCGAAGCGTCCTGGATGGAAGAGAACGGCCTCTATCCGGACAGCCAGGATACCTTCGGCCAGCAGTCCATCGGGGCGTACAAGCTGGGGACGGCTATCCGTGTGTCGGAAGAACTCCTGAATGACAGCGTCTTCGACCTGGAAAGCTATATCGCCGGCGAATTCGCCCGCCGTATCGGCACGAAGGAAGAAGAAGCCTTCCTCACCGGCGACGGGAAGAACAAGCCGACCGGCGTGTTCCCGTCCGCGGAGCTGGGCGTGACGGCCAATGGCGCATCCATCACCTTTGATGATGTCATCGACCTGTATCACTCCCTGCGCATCCCGTACCGCCGCAAGGCCGTATGGCTCCTGAACGATGCTACGATCAAGGCACTCCGCAAAATCAAAGACAACAACGGCAACTACATCTGGCAGCCGTCTGTCACGGCCGGGACGCCGGATACCATCCTGAACCATCCCTGCTACTGCACCTCCTTTGCCCCGGAACTGGCGGCCGGCAACCGTCCCATGCTCTTCGGCGATTTCAGCTACTACTGGATTGCCGATAGGGAATCCCGCTCCTTCAAGCGGCTCAATGAACTGTATGCCGCCAACGGCCAGATCGGATTCCTCGCCAGCCAGCGCGTCGATGGCATGCTGATGCTGAAGGAAGCGGTCAAGGCCCTGGAGATGAAGGCGAAGGGATAAGCCATGCTGGTCAGCCTGGAAGAAGCCAGGGAATATCTGCGGATTGATGAGGATGATACGTCCAATGATGACGTCATCCTGTCTTCCCTGGAAACGGCCCAGGCCTTGTGCCTGGACCTGGCCCGCTGTGAGGAAGCGGATGCCGAAGAGAATCCCGTCGTGTTCCATGAAGCCATCCTCTATGCCGCCGCCTTTTTGTACGAGCATCGGGAAGAAGCCGATTATTCCAGCCTGCTGAAGCGGCTGCGGTGGCTGCTGTTCGGGGTGCGGCGGAGCTGCTTTTGAAAGGGGGATGCCCATGAAGACCGGGCTTTTGAACAAACGGATTGAAATCCTGGGGAAGCAGGCGGTGACGGATGCATACGGCTTCGACACCCAGACCGACGTCGTGGTGTACCGCTGCTGGGCATCCATCGAGCCTGCCAGGGGCAAAGTGTTCTATGAGATGGAACGCAAGGCGGATACGGAGTACAGCAAGATTACCATCCGCTGGCGTCCGGGCGTCACTCATGACATGAAGGTGAAGTACCAGAATCACCTGTACGACATCGATGCCATCGTGGACCCATACATGCGCCACGAAGCCCTGGAACTGTACTGTACGGAAGAAGTGAGGGGGACGGACAATGAGCGGAAGTGATTTTGATGTCAAAGGATTGGATGATTTTTCAGAAAAACTGCTTTCTGCCATTGAAGCGTTTCCCGGCACTGCCGAAAAGGGCCTGGTGACGATTGGCAACAAGCTCAGGAAGGAGTGCGTGAAGAACACGCCGGAAGGCAGCACGGGCAAGCTGAAGAAAGGCTGGAAGCACAAGGTGGAAGGCTATAACGGCTCGGAGCTGACCTATGAACTGGTAAACAGGCATCCAGTCCATCACCTCTTGAATAACGGCCATGTCAAGAAAACGCCGGGCGGCAGGACCGTTGGCTATTATGAAGGCCAGCACTATACGGAGAAATCCGTCAAGCAGTTCGAAGCCAGCAACTTGCAGCCGGGACTGGAGAGACTCACGAAGAAGCTCCTCAAGAAAGCAGGCGGCACATGATCCATGACCTCGATATCCTGCAGGCGGTGCAGCAGAAACTCAAAGAGCGGTTCCCGTATCCCGTCTATTTGCAGGAAGTCAAGGAAGGCTTTGTGCCGCCGGCCTTCTTCCTGAAGACGATGACGGTAGTGACGCCGCAGAAAGAAAACGAGGTCTACCGGGATACGGACCTCTACATTACGTATCTGCCGAAGAAGCAGGAAAAAAGCACGGCCATCTACGCCGTGCTTTTTGCTGCGGAAAATTTATTCCGGGACGGACTGAAAGTCGGCGCCCGCTATCTCCCTGTCGTGTCTATGAGTGAGGAGCTGATGGGGACGGACAATGACGGCGGGCGTCTGACGCTGACCTTCCAGTACTATGATGCCCAGGAAAAAGAAGAAACGGCAGAAATCATGAAGGTATTGCATCAGCGGTACCAGGGAAAGGAGACGTAACCCATGAAAATGCCATCCATCAATATCGCGTTCAAAGAAAAAGGCATCAGTGCCATCGAACGCAGTGAACGCGGTATTGTCCTTCTGATTCTGAAAGAAGAGACACTGCCGTCCCAGACGGAAGTGAACCTGTATACGGCAGATGACATCCCCAAAGAACTCTCGGACAGCAACCGTGAGCAGCTGGAACTGACCCTTCGCGGTTACGTGAACAGCCCGAAGAAAGTCATCGCCGAAATCATCAGCAAGGACGCAGAAGATTATACCGATGTCCTCAAGGCCATCGAGAACAAGCGCTTCGATTACCTGGTCATCCCGGATATCGAAGAAAACCACATCGACACCATCGCCACCTGGATCAAGGGGATGCGGACGAATAAGAATAAGCGCATCAAGGCTGTCCTGCCGGACTGCACGGCGGATACGGAAGGAGTCATCAACTTCGTCAATCAAGTCATCCGCACGAAAACGAAGACCTACACGACAGCCCAGTACTGCGGGCGCATCGCGGGCATCATCGCAGGAACGCCGATGACCATTGCCTGTACGTATGCGCCGCTGCCGGAAGTCATCGGCTGCGATGTGTGGACGAAAGAAGAGATGGACACCATGGCCGGAGCGGGGAAGCTATTCTTCTTCTTTGACGGTGAGAAGGTGAAACTGGCCCGGGGCATCAATTCCCTGGTGACCACCGTCCAGGACAAGGGGACGAGCTTCCAGAAAATCAAGCTCGTGGACCTGATGGACATGATGCACGACGACATCCGCACGACGGCCCAGGACCATTACCTCGGGAAATATGCCAACAGCTATGCGAACCGCTGCCTCCTGGTGACAGCCATCCAGGGGTATCTTGACCAGCTGGCCCAGGAAGGGCTGCTGGAACAGGACCAGAACACAGCGTATATCGATGTGGAATCCACGAAGATATGGCTGGAGTCCAACGGCAAATACACCAAGGCGGAACTGGCAGACATGTCCGATATGGATATCAAGCTGGCCAATATCGGCAGCAATGTGTTCATCGCCGTCAAGGCATCGCTGCTGGATGCTATGGAAGACGTCACGATTACCATTAATATCTGAGGAGGTGAAGCCGGATGAACAGTATGGAAGCCAAACGGGTCATGAACGGAAAATATGCCGACCTCTATATCGACGGCGACCTCATGGCCGAAGCAACGGCATTCAAGGCCGAGGTCACGCTGACCAAGGAAGAAGTGAAGATGCTCCGCCATGTAGGCAAGGGCTACAAGGTCACAGGCTACGACTGCAAAGGCCAGCTGAAGCTGCATAAGGTGTCAAGCTACATGATCCGGAAGATGAACGACAACATCAAGGCGGGCAGGCAGACCGTCGTGACCATCGTTTCTGTCCTGGATGACAAGGATGCCATCGGCAGTGAGCGCATCGTCATCAAGGATGCGACCTTTGACAGTTTGATCCTGGCCGACTGGGAAGTGGACAAGATGGGTGAGGAAAGTTACAGCTTCACCTTCTCGGATTGGGATTTACTGGATTTAGCATAAGGAGAACAAGCACATGAATATGGTAGACCGGCTGCTGAAAGCCGACGTAGTGAACAAGCTGGCCGAACGGCCTGAGAAGAAAGTGAAGATGGAAC